TCGGAATCTCAACCGTCTGGCCCTTCAAGTGATGCGTGCAATCTGCCAGGAACTGGATCTTGCCTTCTTTCACGTAGAGATGACACACCCTCATCCCCTCCGGCCAGGACGAGCGTATGATAAGGCTCGGAGTAACCGTCAGACAGTCGCCTTCCCCGGAGACCTTCCAGACGGGGCCAGGATAATCGGGAACCCTGTCCGTATAAAAAAGATGCAGATCATCACATCCCGGACACTGGAACAGGTAGCGGGTGGCCCTATACTGGCCTTCATGGTCAACTTCCCGGCGTTTGACTAATTTCAAGGGGCGCCCACTGGTTTTTCAGCCGCCATATCTTTGTTCAGCTGCGCTTCGGCCGTCTGGATCGAGATCCCAAGATCCTTCCAGACCGAGAGAAGGGTCGCCTCGCTGATCTGTTTTTGGCTATAGAGCGAAATGGCCGACTGGACGAAGTTGAAGAGGGCGATGCCTCCTTCGATGCTTGGTACGATGAGTGCTCCCATTTACTTTCCTCCTTTATGAGCCGTCAGAACTGAGTTAATTACTAGCATCTCGTTGGCGATGATCTGCTCCGCCTGTGTCGTGTTTGCCGGAACCGCTGCTGCCGTGCAGAGCGGGTCGATGATCTTTTCCGCCGTCAGGACGCTCGCGATCTCGTTTGCCGAGAGCAGATTGCTCTTTGCATAGCCATCCAGGATGTTGATGCTCGTCAGATAGCCGGTGCAGGCGGTTGTAAAGCCCATCTGGGACTGCTCAAGCGGTGTCGCATTTGTCGCACAGGCCCCGAGCGAGGCGAGCAGAAGGGCGATTCCGAAAAAATGAAGTTTAAGACGACGCATTTTTAACCTCCGGTTTGGCTTCTTCTTTCGGCGCACCGATAGACAGAAGGTGAGTGACGAGTCCGATCAGGACTCCTTTGGCAGATGAGATAAGCTCCATTTCCTGCGGAGTTGTGTCTGCCTTCATGACGACCATAGTTACCCATATCGCCGCGCAGACGACACCCACTCCGATTTTCGCGTAAAAAACCATGAACGGTTTCATCTTTCCTCCTTGTTAAACGCCCAGCGCCTTTAAAAATTGAATCCCATCTCCCGGATGAAGTCCGGCACTCCGTCAATCTTCACCACCCGCACCGACTCGTAAGCCGTCTGGGGAGTGATACGGCTGGCCAGCCTGTCCACGATAGGACGCTCCTTCTTCTCGAACGCGGCCGCGAACAGCTCCGAGCAGAACCAGCGGCCGGGATCCTGCCATGACGCGCGCGGGAGAAATCCGACGATCGCTCTCCAGTCGTACTTCTTGCCAATCTGTGATGTGGCCCATCCGTAAACTTTTCGGGGATCCGCCACTTCAACGTATGCGTAGCGGTACTTGGACGGTGTGAGGTAGTCGTGCGGCCGGATCCGGACGCCTCCGTCGAGACGTGCCCCCAAAAATTTCCCGTTGGCCAGCACGAAATCGACATGCGACCAGTCGGACCAGGTGAACCACCGGATCAGCCGGGACTCTATCCCCGGTTCGGTCGAGAACCGGCACCAGACCTTACCCATCGGCGCATCCTTCCTGTAAGGGTCGAATTTTTTAAACATTTGTAAGCCCGACAATCTGCCGGACTTTTTCGATCCGGCTTTTCCAGCCTAAAAGCGGCGCGTCCGGATTCTTCCGGGCGTCCCACTCATACCAGCTCATCTGACGGTCGAGCATCAGCTCCATGGTCCGTAGCCTGTCCGCATTGTGGGCCGCGCGGAGGGTGTCCGGTCCGATCACCCCGTCCGGGGCGACCCCGAGACAGATTTGAAGGTCCTTGACGGCCCCCGTTATCCCGTGGTTTACGGCCCACTGAAAAAGGACGAAGTCAACCCCGTCCGGAAGGTCCGCGAATCTGAGTGGGAGCAAGTATTCGTGGAGGTAGAAAGACTGGATATCGGCGACGGTGAGTCCGGAAACCGGGAAGGAAGGGATCCCCCGGTAGGCACAGAAAGCGTCCCACGATGACTGGTCGATTCCTGCCTCGACTTCCTGACCGTCCGCCTCGTGCCCGAAGCCTCCTTCGAGCTCTTTCAGGTTCTGAACGGCCTCTGCTGGCGTCATTTTTCTCCCCTTGTCACATGTTGGATCAACACAAGGACCAGAAGTCCGAGAAACCCGAGACTCATCCCGAACAGCGTTGACGCGATCACGAATCCCATCTCTTCTCCCTCTCCTCCTGGCACGCGATGCACGTCCGGACGCCCGGTACCGACATGCGCCGCTTCTCCGGAATGATGACGTTGCAGTCCTCGCACTGGTAAAGCGAGAGCCCGACATCGGGCCGCGCCCTCTGGCCTATGGCCTCCTGCTCCCGGTCCAGACGCTCCTGCGTCCTGTCAACATCGTCCATATCAGTTCTTCGTGAACGAATTCCACGCCAGCACGACCGTCGCTCCAATCCCGACAGCCCAACCCACCGCTTTCAGGATCGCCAGCACACCATTCGCTCCAGAAAGGATGGTCAGAAGCGCATCGAGCTTCGCGTTTATCTCCTTGTGTGCGGCTTCAATCCGTTCTATGCGCGCTAAAATCGGGTCTTTTTCTTCGGGCACAGGTGCCTCCTTCTCCGGGCATAAAAAAACCCGCTCAAGGCGGGTAGGTGGAATGGTGAGGAAATTTCGTCAGAAGGTGATCGCCTGCACATCGGCTACTGTTGTCGCCGCATTCACTTCCGCAATCTTGGATACCAGATCCGTCCAGTCGATTGTGATCGCCGCTTCCATCGCCGCCGCCAGTCCTTGCAGATCGGCGAAGGTAAAGACTTGGGCAACATTGTTGGTGTCCAGCCATTTTCCAAGCGTCCAAGCCGATGATCCCGCCGCAATAACCTCTGCCAGCATGTCTCGGGCCTTCATCCCATTGATTAGGATGGTGTTTCCAGAGGGATAGGTGGAGGTCACACCCGCCGCATTTGTGAACGTGACCGGGGCGTTCATGGCCGTCTGGTAGGCGGACTTAAGCAGGGCGATCTGGGCGGATTGGGCTTGTGCGAGAAGCTGTGCGGCAGTCGGTGTGGGAGGGGCGACCAATGATCCATTCTCGACTGTCCATCCGGGCTGCGAAAGACAAGCCTGCCATTCAGAATCCGTGATCGGAATTGTTGCGACACCGGAAGGCACAGGACTGTCCACACTGTCATAGAATGCTGTGATCATTCCTGAGTTATTGAATGCTGCGTACTTCTGTCCCATGAGATCTCCTTAATTCCCGATGACCATGACCCAACATGAAGTTCCTCCAGTCAAGTTATCACTTGATGCCTGCCACGTCAGATTAGCCCCTGAGGTTGTCGGAGATGAAATACCGAGGGTAACGATTACCGGGACATTCACATTCTGAATAGCGTGTCCAGAGAGAAACCTGTTTGGAAAGGCGATGGGATAGGTGAAACTTGTACTTCCTGAGGTAGCGCTACTGGCCGGAAGTTCGACAGCTTGCCATTGAATAATGAGACCGCTGGGGAGTTTCTGATAACCACTGCCTGCCAAGCTATTCGGGAACTGTCCCAAGTTTACCGGCTGATTCGATACCGTGGCCGCCGGAACGGAAATCGTTCCCGCCACGGTTGCTGTCTGGCCGGAGGGAACGGACAGTCCGCCATTGGCTGTGATGAGGCCGGAGGCATTCACAGCAGGAAGATTGACTGTCCCACTCTCGTTCATCAGATTGAACAGCTTCTGCGTCAGGAAGGGGGCGCCGGGGTAGACAGCGATGGAGGACGAGGTGATTGTCGTTTGACCGTAGGCGACTGTAATCACCCAGAGTCCGATCTGGCCAGAGGGTACAGCAGGCGTCTGCTGGGTTCCTGTGACCGCGGCGGTTCCGGCGGTCAGCGTGAGAACCAACTTGCCTTGCCGGAAGGTCGGCTGGGCAGTCCCGCTGTTATTTGGACCCTGAAGTGGCTGTATGGGGTTCGAGCTGTCATAGTAGTTCAGGACGATATCTTCGGTGTCCTGATCCTGGTATGAGGCCGAGATCAGGTAGTTCACCGAATCGCCGGACGTTGACGGAGCGGTCAGCGCGAATGTCGTCTCGGACAGAATCAGCCCCTGCTTCATGATCGTTGCGGCATTGGCGGGAACGCTATGCCCGAAGATATTTGCGGTAGGCGACAGATCCCCGTAGGTCGTCGTATCGACAGCATCGAGGAAGAAGATCTGACCCGGAGCGACAAGAACGTCCATCGATGCGGGAGAGGTCGGGGTGCAGGCCAGGCCTTCGATCATCGTCTGGGTTCCGAGAAGAGCCGAGACGATCTTTCCGAATGCGATCATGTCGGCCACGCGCTGGTTCAGGAAGTCGTCGACAACGATCTGCTGCATGGGGTATTCAATAATTCGGTCCACACTGCCTCCTTTAGAGCTGCTTGACCCAGGCCAGAATTCCGGCCGCACGAATAAAATTGATGACGGAGTAGAGATTCGCGAGCGAAAGATTCGAAGACGGAGCCGGCGTCAGATAGGCCGGATCGGTGTTGTAGTAGACCTCTCCGAAGGTCGGGACGCTCCCGCCAGTCGATACGGAAGGGAGGCCAGCCTCGACGAAGATCTGGCCGGGGTAGGACTGCGACCCGAACCGGGCATTTCCGCCCCCTCCGAAGTAGCTGGTTCCGGAAAATGACGCCGTGTCGAGTGGTGAAAAGGCCTCCCGGACGACAGGGGTGGTGAAGCCGAGACGCGTCAGTATCCCGACAATCGCCGCCTTCGTGACGGTCGGGGCAAGGATGTAGGCCGAAACGCGATTCCTGAAGGAGACGTCGCTCTCGCCGACGTTTCGGAGGACAAACGTCCCGAAAAAGTCGTACGCCCACAGGTCGAGAAAGCCCCCCGAGGTCGTCTGGAGGTAGATCTGGAGGGCCACAAACTGCGCGATCTCCATGACATAACCGAACGCCCACGCATATCCGGCAAGCACGGCCCCGATGATCCCGGAGCTTGTGGCGACGCTGGAAAACCAGCCCTTGGGGAGCTTCGAGACCAGGTAAGACTGGATCTGGGCGATCGTAATGGAAAGCGGATTCACTCAGACCGCCTGCACAGTTGAAAATGTCCCTGGAACGATCACACCGTTTTTTCCTGCCGGAATGTCCGCGGTCTCCGAATTGACCGTGAGGCCGGTGACTTCTACGACCCCCGGAACGCTGTATGCAATGGCGTACTGCTGGGACCACAGGAGCGTTCCGCCGATCGGAAGTGCAGCGATCGCCTGCGTGATGGCCGATTCGATCGCGCTCTGTACGGAGGAAAACTGATATCCAGCGGCGATGGAGACCGTCATGGCGAAATTTACGGTCACCGCCGTCGGACCGTAGACGTTGAACTGCACGCCAGCCGCTTTTACCGCATCGATCGCATTGTAGATCGTGCTGAGGAGCGTCGAGGACGGATTGCCCGTCCCGTCGTTGACTACGACGTAGAAGTAGGCAACAGCCGATGCGCCAGCTTGCGTCTGGAACTCCACCAGATTATAGGTGAGTCCTTGCTGGACACCTTGTATGGCTGAGATGACCGCAAGCTTCGTTCCCTTCTGGAGTGACGCAATATAGGTGACAAACCGAACGCGCACAGCCGGGTCGGATTCTGGATTCACGCCATTGGTGAAAGCGCTCGGATTCGTTACCGTATCGATCCCGGGAACGGCGGTCACGAACTGCGTGATGGTCCCGGCGGCGACATTCCCGGTGGTGCCGGAAAGAACGGCTACGACGGGGACGGAGACGGACGTCTCCCCGGATTCCAGCGTTGCCGACGCTGTCGTGATAAATCTGATTCCCGCCGGTGTCTGGACTGTCGTACCGACCGGAATCGGGACGGGAGAGGTCGGAGCAGTATTTGCGCCCAGCGTGACGAAATTCGACGCATAAACCCCCGGAAGCCGCGTGAACCCGAACTGGGCCAGCCAAAGATCGAGAGCCGATCCGGTGGATGTCTGCGCACGTGTCCATGCCAATACCTGGAGGATCAGGCTCTGGAGCCACATGGCTGTCTGGCCCTGTGCTTCGGCCAGCGCGACAAAGACCGAGCCGATGGTGAAGTCGAGCGTCTTATTGATCTTGCTCTGGATCCCGTTCAGGATGTTCTGGACAAGCTGGGAGATCGTCAGAATATTCAAGCGCCGACTCCAAAGGATAATGTGGACGGCTGACCGGTAGTGGCATCCAGATAGGAGACGGTCACAGTAACAAGAGACGGGTTCACGATCTCAACGGTCACCTCCGGATCGGTAATATCGGGATCTCCCAGCACGTTCTGATAGATGAGAGCCTGAATGGCCTGCGCCTGAGACGAACCAAAAGTCTGGCCTTCCCATGAACCGATTCCTACCCCAAAATCGGGATGGAGATCCATGCCGTCCGGATTGGTAAACAGCGTCCGGACAAGCCGCTGGAAAACCTTCCCCGTTCCTGATTCGACGGTCGCCAGATCTCCCGATGCGGATAATGCCAGGTCGCCATCCCACGTGGCGGATAAGTCTGTCAGTATCATCAGCCCTCCGCCGGACTTGTATTTGTCGGTGAACCCGAGCCTGGGCTGTAGGTGTGATAATGGTCGATCAGCGATATATCACTGGCTACAACGTCACCGGTCGTTGAGACGTTTCCGTTGAAAGAAGCCGTTCCGCCGCCAGATCCTGTTCCACCGGAGATATCTCCCGTGACTTCCAGATTGCCATCGATCACTGTGGACGGCGCCGAGACGGTCACCGGATTCGGGCTCGTGATGGTCGCATTTCCCGTTACGGTGGCGCTGAGATTTCCTGTTACAGTGAGATCCAGATTCCCAGCCACATTCATGTCGAGATCGCCGGAAGGCATGAGTTTGATGAATGTTCCGGACGAGTGGATCAGCATGACCTGGCCGGAGGGACATGGCACCGGCGGCATCGTTGGCAGGAAGATCTTTCCGGATCCGATCACGCCCATGCCGAAGTCCCCGTCCACGAATTGCACGAGGACGGTATCTCCCGGGGAGGGCCCAATGAAGAGGCCAAATCCGTTCCCCACATAATCGGAGCTGATCGGTAACCAGTTCGTAAGGATGTTTTCCGGCTGAATCAGGACCCTGGCCTGGTAATTGTTCGGGTCATAATTCTGGATGACGCCGAAACGGGAATATGTCTTCGCAGATAGAATCCGTTCCGCCTCACGCCGCATGACGTCCAGATGGCTGACAAGATCCATGCTCACAGGACGACCTGACTTCCCGTCGGATGGTTCTTGAGCCACAGTTCCATGTCGAGCCCCTTCGATTCATTCAACTTCCAGGTGACGGCGTTCACCCAGAAGTCCATTTCTCCACCAGGGATCAATGGGCTCTTGAACCGGACGACCTGGGCGGGATCCAGCGTGGGGTCTCCCGGCATTGTCACCCGCAGGATATATTCATGCTGGGACAACGCCTTCGCCTTCGCCTGCGCTATCGCCTGTGCCTGGATAGGCGTAATGCCATTGATAACGTAGACGAAATGCTGATAGCCCACTGAAGAATAAAGCGATTGGGAAAAGCTGCCTCCGCCGGTATGACCCTGCGCGTGCTTGCCGGAGGCGGTCACGGAATAGCGACCGATCATCGGATTGAATCCCATGATGGTCACCGAAACATCTTTCGCCAGAGTCAGGTTGTGGGCAATGTCGAGATGGGTAACATTCGCCACCGGATAGGCGGTCTTTGCCGTCGGTCCTGGAAGTGTCCATTCGATCAGGAAGTATCCTGTGGGCGTCGGCGCCGGGCCGAAATTCAGCGAGAATCCATCCACATACGCCACATAAGGATCCGGACTACCGCCATTGCCAACATTCGTCTGTGCGAGCCAGACGATCACGTCCCAGACGCTTCGGTTCCGGAACAGGTAGAGGAAGTTTCCGCTAAAGTAGCTGCCGACCGGCTCTGTTGTTGCCGCGATATTGTTCCCTGCAAACCAGGAAGAGAAATTGCCCATAAGCCCCTGTACAATCTGGGACGCCGTACTGTTCTGGTATTGCTGCATCGCATCCCCGCTCGTGCGGGAGTCGATCAGAAGTCCCGTCAGATCGCGACCGGAGAGGATGATTTCATCGGAAACGGGATCTGCGACAACATCGTCCACGCGGCCCACGATAAGCGTTCTTCCACTTCCCTGCGCGCTGGTCCCCGGCTGCGTTCCGACTGTGACCGACACCATGATTTCCGGTTGCTGCAACCACCAGGACGCTCCGTTATAAGGAGCTTTCTGTCCCGACAGGACAGCCCGGATCTGGAAGGTATCCGCCTCATAGAAGTTGTTGTTGACCACTTCCATATCAAGGAGGTCGAAAAGCGCATGGGTCGGGGAGTTTGTTCCAATTCCAAACAGGACCGAAAACCGAGGTCGTCTTCCCTGAAAATAGTTGATTCGGTTGAGCTGTTTCACGACACCGGCCAGAGAATATCGATCGGCAACGCGGAAGCTCCCGTCTTTGCGGTAAGACCGGATCCTTCCGTGATACTGCCCAGCACGTTCATCCCTGGCGTAATGAATGGACCGATAAAGACAGTGCTTCCAGGCGTTCCATCGGCTTCAGGAATGAACCCCGGCATGGAGACGCCACTTTGCATCGCGGCAAAAGGGGGAATAACGATCTCCATCGTAGATGGAACGAGCGGACCCAGAAGACCATTTGCATTGGCGATCTGGGGCCATTGCGTCGCGTCGCCGTAGTACTGGAGAGCCAGTGTCCCCAGATCCGTATTTTTCGAAACGATCACGCGGACGGTTGATGAAATCGACGTGGACGCCCCCAGTGTCGGAATGACGATCGGTGCCAGGACCTCTCCTGTTGTACTGACGGCGTTGCCGGCGTTGATTGTGAGCGCAGACAGATTGTCAGCCTGGTAGCTCTGGGCCGCCAGATTCGCCTGGTTACTCATGGACGACACCATGGCCGCAGCGGGGTTGTTCGGAAGAACCCCTCCCAGCGTCGTGATGTTCTGTAGCCCATTTTCGATGGAGGCTTTCAGTCCGTCGACCGTATTCGTGATCTGTTCGAGCCCGTTTGTGATCGACGAGATGACGGAACTGGCAGCTCCGTCGATCGCCGCGATCTTGTTCGTTACTGTCTGGATAGATGCTACAATGCCAGCCACCGTGTTGGATATGGCCTGCCCGAGAGCGGCGCCTTCCGCCAGAAACTTCTTGAACGCCGACAGTTTGGAGATAGTCGCTATCTTTGCCGGCGGATTGTTCCATGTCTCGGACATGGCGATCAGCCGGATCCGGTAGGGAATATTGTTGACGTAGGTATAATCCGGCTCGAAGTCCTCGATCACGACTTTCCACGAGACATTCCCCATCAAAAGATAAAGGGGTTTTCCGGCCAGACGGGCGGCGTTCAGCTTCTTCGCGCGGCTCATGGCACCGGATCCCAAAAACAGACCATGCCATTCCAGGTCCCGATCGATTGGACCCAGGGCATCCACGGTTCGGCCGCCGCCGATGAGGTTATGAACCGCGACCATCTGCGTTCCGGCAAAAGGAAGGTGTCCGGGGATTTCTGTACGCTCAAAAATGAAAGCTCCAAGACCCGGGCCATAAAGCATGAAGGTCGTGCTCGTTGAGGGAGATTGTCCGAGCGCATTAGGTCCCGGCGACAGGAATCGCGACAGACTCATCCTCTACCCTCCATGCCCGGACGTGGCGGGGAAGATAGCGCCGTTCGACGATGTGGTCCCGGTCGGGTGCGTGTGCCGTCCGACGATGACCCGCGAGACATGTTCCGCGATCTTCTTGCCGTCAAGATGGGTGTGATGATGGATGACGATCGGAGTCGCGTCGGTGAACGGTCGAGGTGTATTTTTGAACCATTCGAAGGGGTTCAGGGCTTCGTTCGCGCCATGAAGAATCGCCGCACCCGTCTTCCCAGGATGAAAGACGACGGCTGAAAGGAGGTCGTTCGTCTGCTTGAGCACGTCGGTCAGGGTCGGAATGGCGTGGTCTGCCAGCTTCTGGAGCGCGACGGAGAGGTTGTTCAGGAGCATGCGTCCCTGGACCATGGGATTGTTCTTCGAGAGGACCCCGAATTCGGACTCGATGCTCTGGACCTTTGCCGGGTTGAGAACGGAGAGCATCCGGTCATATCCTGGACTCATTCCGAGCGCCACCATGCGCTCTCCCTGCTTGCCCCAAGCGAGCCCCGCTGTCTGGGTGATCTTCGAGAGGGCTTCCGCTTTCGGCATCGTGGCCTTGATGTGGTCCGCCCACTTCAAAAAGATCTGGATCATCTTGAGGGGGTGGAAGACGCCCTTTCCGTCGAACGCCGTCGGAACGCCTTTTGCGTTGATCTCGCCCATCTCCCGTAGCGCCGCCATCTGGGGTGAGGTCTTGAACAGGCCGGTTCCGTGCATCTTCGGGATGGTGTTCAGGATCGCATTGGAGAGCCATGTGCCGGATTTTGTATTCTTGATCCCGGCCGCTTTCATGAAGATGATGGACTCCAGGATCTCGTTCGGGTCCACGTTCATCATGGCGCGCCCGGTCGGCATCGCGTAGGACGCAGAATTGAGAAGGCGCGGGAGGGATTCCGGGGACAGGGAAGACGCCCAGTTGGCATAGTTCATCACGGGAGCCAGTTTTTTGGGATCATAGATCCCGGTCATGTGAGAGTATTCCTGCAAAGCCATCATCGTTTCGACCGGGCTTGTCCCGTGGACCTGCTCCTGGATCAGCGCGGCCTTGGCCGCCATCGGAAAGAGCTTCTGGAGCTGTGCCAACGGCAGGTAGGAGTCGACCTGGCGCATCCGCATGAATCCTTCGGCCAGGGTCGCTGTCGAGATCCCCGTTTCGGACGACGACTTCTCGATCATCTTGAGAAGACTGCCACGGATACCGGAGTTGCCCGTCGCCCCAGGATTAATCCCGGAGATTGCCAGGGTGTTGTTCAGAATCGCGTTTTCCTTGGCCGACTCGTATAGTCCGAACCCGGCAATCCCCAGTCCCGCCAGCATCCCGAGTCCCGGGATCTTGGTGGGAAGGATCGGGATTCCCCCTCCGTGCCGTGGGCCACGTCCACCCCCCGAGCCGCCGCCGCGCCCGATGGAACCCACCGCGAACGAAGCATCCCTGAGACTCCCGACCGAAGCCGAGGCTCCCTGTGCCGCCTTCGTCACTTCCGTCAATCGTCTTGCGGAGGTCAGGAGTTGGGCGTTCATGAGACGAGATTGCGCTGTTGCCGATCTAAAAACAGTTTCCATCTTTCCGACAGACATCGCGGAAGAAGCGGCACCCCCTCCGACCGCCCGCATTCTCTCCGATAAACCACGCAGGGATCGCGTGAGCCTGATGACCGAAGCGTCTGCCTTGTTCAGGGCCCCGGTCAGCTCCTTGAGCTTCGTGAAGATGCTCTGGTTTAAGCTGACCGAGACCTGAATTTTATAGATGTCTTCCATGCACCCGATCCTTCAGCGTTCTGGTGTAGAGCTTGCCAAGCCATTTTTTCGAGCGCCACGCGGCAATCCGTAGAAAGGGGCGCGGAGGAATCGTGGACGTCCCCATTTCCTGGTAGATCGCAATGGGGTTGTCCGACCCAATGGCGACGAAATGTCCGACAACTTTGTGATGGATGCTGTCCCGGAGGTCCCCTGTCCGGAGCAGCGGTTCATTCTCCGCAAATCCCTTCGAAACGCGATCCGCCTTTGTTGCGGGATCCAGTTCTTCCCACTCGGGGAATGGCCCCGTATCGGATCGCTGGTAGTGTCCGATGATCTCTTTCGCCTCCCCTTCAATCTTCGTTCCGACGGCCTCCAGAAAAGCTTTATCCCCTTCCAGACTTGCCATTTGGGAGATTCGGGTGGCAACGTCCGAAAAGGAGTTCATTCCGGTTCCCTCCACGAAAGAGACGACCAGTCGAATACGCCTCCGGAAAGCTCCCCGATGGCGACGGAATAGGCCATCAGGTCCATCTCCGACAACGAGAACGCGACATCATAAGGGATGCCCTTGGAGACCAGGGCGAGATACGGTTTCAGCAAGTCTATTTTTTTTTGACTTCATCCGCTGTAAACGTCTTGGAGAAATGGTCCGAGATGGTCTTCGTGACCACCTCGATTCCTTCATTTCCCAGCTTGTTGACCATGTCGTCAATAATTTTTTTGGAGGTCAGTGGCAACGCCGGATCGTCATCGATGCTCTGGACGTGCAGAAGCACATTCATCATCGCCATGTACATGTCGTTTCTGGAAGCGTCCGGCCCCACCACAACCATGAGATCGAGCTGGTCGGACAAGAGAGGGCGCTTAACGAGTATCCGTCTGCCGAGACTGTCGGTGACCTCGATGGACGAGGTCGCGGCTGTCACGACTTTATCGGTAGGAGTCAAAACGGGTTTCATCAGCCGATCACCAGCCTTTCACGAGCCCGGAAGCGCATCGTCTGGCGGACGATGTCCTGAAGATCGAACTTTCCAGCATCTTCCAAAACGAAAATGACGCCCAGAAATTTCCACTTTTGGACCGCGCCGGAGGATTCCCTGACCTGAACCGCCATTGTCGCGTTCAGAACATCCTGGCCCTGAAAATAGGCCTGCTCGTAAGCGGCGATGAACCGGTCCACCGCGCCACCCGTCCGCTCATACCGAAGCGACCCCTCCCACCGCTGAGGGATATTGACCTGATGTTCAAAACCGGTCGTCAAATCGTCGGCAGTCACCTCTTTGGTGACCTGGTGTGCATCGAAAGAGGAGATCTGCGTGAGAGGATAGTTCTGGCCGTTCCAGACAATCGACACGACAATGTCGCGCCCGACGGAGTATCCGGCAATAGGCATTTCATGACTCCTTCAATAAGGGAAATTAGGCGGCTTGGCCGAGAGTGGACTGACTGATGACGACGGAGGTTCCACCGTTGAGACTGACGGTGATGTAAGCGGCAATTCCAAAGTAGGT